CATACTCAGAAAGTCTCATTGTATGTTCTTCGACTTGACCAGTGTTAGTATTTAAAAATGTATAGATCATGCAGTTTGAAACCAATCAGGAATATTACGTGAATTAATTTTGCCTTTCCATGAGGCAAAACGAATCTTGTCCTTTATATAGTAATTATGATATGACTTAAGTGAGTCATATTTGCGTCCAGGCACTGGATTTTCGGCAACAATCTTCAGTTCCTGTGGCATTGCTGGTGTTGGTGCAAAGAATTTGCCATCAGGAATATTTTCAGGTGTCAAATAAAGTGCAGCGCGTAGTTTTGCACATTCATGTTGTCTACCATAACGATAGGTGTATTCTTGCAACAAATAAAACCACATGCGGTAGAGCCACACATAATTTTCTTTGTTCTCGCGGCACCAGATAGCCGATGGATGATTAATGTGTGATGCTTTGTACAACGTGGATTCCATAACAGGATCACTCATGCGCCAACGTTGAATACGCCGGCCATTTGCTGTCAAGTCAGTGTATTGTGTGCCATCAAGTACACGATGAGCCGTTGACATGAGCTGTGCATACTCAATAATCATTTTGACAACATGCTTTGACACATGCATTTCTGCACAGATTTTGGGATCAGGATCAAGATAAAAGATGTTCACGAATAATCACCATTAAGTTGAGATTTGATGTAGTTTATCACTCTTTCTGAGTCTTTGGCAAACATATTCTCCGGTGTTTCATTATCAAAGGCTTTATTGTTGGATTTCCACCATTTGTTTACCAGTTCGTGGGAACCCAACAATGAAAGTAACACAAGATTCAGGCGAGGTATCATTACATCAACATCCTAATCAAACCCACAGTATCGATTGTAGTTAACAAGAGGTAGTTAGCAAGCATCCCAAAACTCTTCCGAGTAAAAGCAGCCCAAGCGTAGAGGCTACAACCCAAGATCCATACAGGATAAAGAGCAAGAAGGGGAGGATTCGGGACGGTAATTGCCATAGTGATAGAGCAACCAATGCTGATAGCCCAAGCGAGAAGCTCAATACAAAAGCGAAAAGGATGAGAGGCAAAGTCATCTTTGATCCAATCGAACGTTGGTTTAAAAAGCTCTATCATCTATTTATTTCAAAGTTTGGGAATTTCAATGCTTTCAGAAGGCTTGCTCTTAATGTTCTTTTGACCCGGCAGCAGGTCAGCAACAGGTGCAGGTTCTTTTTTAGCCTTAGGAAAACGTGCAGCAATGTCTTCAGCGGTTACAGTTTGCATTGCAAATTGTTTGAACTGATCATAACTGTCAGATACGCGCAGTGCAGATTTAGAATTCATGCCAGCGTTATCAATCATAAACAAAGCACACCCACCATCAATCAATGGTGCAATCTCTACAATGTGGTCTAAGTTAATGATAACTGGACAACCTTTTTCGATAGAATTAACTTCAACAAATAAACTCATTTTAACACTCCTCAATATAAAAAATTAAACACTAACCATCTTCACATAAAAAGTTAAACCCATGATAACAACAAAGAAGATAACAGAAAAGTAAAATGCAAACTTGATTGATTCTTCTTTGTAGTAATCTCTTTCTAGTTTGATCATTTCATTTTGTGCAAGAATCATTGCATCACAATCTTCTTTACCACCCAACATAAAGATGGTTTTGTCCGATTCTTTTAGGCGGCGTGAAGCCGAAATGTAATGTAGTACAGAAAACATAGTAATATTATGTCACGATTCTGGTTGGTTGGCAACCTCTAGTACTTCATTAGGAAATTCTTCAGTCGGCACAAAAACATACTCACGCTTTGGTACATATGGGAAAGTAATTGGTACCTGTGATTCGGCACCAGTATAATATGATTTAAATGGTTTTCCGTCTTCATCTTTGTACCATTCCCAGAAGATTTTACCATCAATATCATATGCCTGGCCATTAAACCTGTTGGTCTGTTTGAATACATGACCACATCGTTTGTTTTGCATACATTCTCCATGATCAACCCATTCCCAATCTTCACCAGTAATCGGTACAACAGGTTCGAATGCTGCTAGTTTACTGAATAGATTAATCGTGTACGGTGCAGTTGTACCAGAATGACCTTCATCACCAAATACATCCAACAGTTTTAAAATATGAAGGCAAATAGCCTCTTGCATTTCATCGATGTATTTACCATCTTCATCAATCCAGCCTGCGGCTCTGAATTCGCTCATTGCATGTATTCTATAATTACTCATAATAAATCCTTAAATCAAAAACTGTGAAATCTTTTCATCACTGTCCGTAATTTTAAACTTTGCACAAAATACTTTCAATAGTCTTACATCATAGTTTTCATCCACAATAGCATTATGAATTGCCATATAACCGCAGTCCATACCCCTCACATATGCTTCAGGACCAAAACCAAAAACGCCATACAATGCATGGCGATAAGAACCTTGGTCAATCAATTCGGCCTGGTGAATACGGCGCGACACCGCACAAAATGCTTTTAATTGGTCTTCCTTAGACAAAGAATTCCAATATGCCTCTTGTTCTTTTTCAATCTCTTTCATTGCTTCCATATAAAAATTTGAGGTTTCTCTCAAATCATCACTCAATCTATCTATCAATTTATTTCTTGATTCTTCGTCCATTATTCACTCCATTAATCCCACAAAGTTTGGTAATATTTACCAAATAGTCTCAGTCCGTTGTTGATTCGTTCTTGGTGTTTGTTGCGACCTTCCCAGTCACATTCACCATGAACTTTCCAACGAACTGGTGTGACCTCTTTACCTTCATCTTCGGCATGCTTGGTGAAATCAATCTCTGGTGATTTGATCCAATATTGACCTTCCCAATCTTCATCAACCAGTTGTTCGAAAGCCCAAATCATTTCACTCAATGCCCAATCATAACGAACATGAATGTCACATTCAATTTTCTTTGTGCGTTCATCTTTGTAGAAATCAAATGTTTCTTGTGCATCATAATCTTCTGTGGTCGTGTAACGCAGGTTCTCCGGCACATCTTCAAGGTCAATATAACCAGAACCTTGTTTTGTTGCCTTCAGTTGTTTTAACATAGGAAGAATAATAGGCGACAGCGTGTAGTCCATGCTCCACGTATCGTAATGATCAATTTTCACATATTTAATTTCGGGATGAACAAAATCTAAAACCTTTTGTAGACCAAAACTGAAAGGAGTTAGAATATTGGACAACTTGTTAATCAGCGGTTCATCATAATCGATCTCACGCCAAAAGAATACCTTCTCCAAAATCGTGTAAGGAGAAATCCAATGATTGCGATATTTGGAGATGTATACTTTCATTTTTAAACCTTCATCATTTCATCAATTGTGTATTTCACTTGCATGTATGGTGAAACGCCATTGAGTACGGATTTGGCCAGATCACCTTCTCTGCGCGGCAAATAATTTACTTTGAAATCACATTCGTTAACTATTTTAAAAGTTTCGATCATTTGCTTGACTGTGTAACCTATGCCTGATCCTAAGTTTTCCAATTCGTGTCTTGCAACAGGTTGTTCAATAGCGTTTCTGATGGCTTCACATACTTCAAGTATGTGTACATAGTCACGAATACAGGTGCCATCAGGTGTATCGTAGTCAGTACCGAATAAATTAAACTCACCGGTTCGCCTCGCTTTCATCAAGTTATACATTAAACCATCAACATTCGTTGGTTCATAGCCAGAAGAACCAACAACATTATAAAAACGAAAGATTGTAGCCTTTTTACCATTCAATCCACAAAACTCTCTGACAAGACTTTCAGCAGCCAACTTTGAGGTTGCATAAGGGCTAGTTGGATTGGCTGCGGCACCAGTAGATGCAAAGATGAAATGATCATAATCAACATTTTCAAGCATCGACATTGTGCCGCCAATGTTGTTTCGATAATATTGCATTGGAGCAATTACAGATTTGCCAACATTGACATGTGCAGCCAAATGAACAACAACATCATAACCACCATCTGGATGCCAAATGCGTTTGTGATCATTAATGTCTTGTTGAATAAACCTCTCTGTCATTTGTGGTCTAAACACTTTATCTAGCCCAACAACAAAGTCATTTTTCAAAAGATCGGCAAGATGCCTGCCGATGTATCCCGAACTACCAGTGATTAGAATTTTTTTCATCTTTTTCATCATCATATTTAATTGTGTTGATTGATTGCATTTTTTGAGAGACACTCCAACTACTTAGGTAGTCATTGTCCTGATCAAATAGTTTCAAATATTCATCTACAGAAATTTCGCGAGTAGAAGTGATGTTCTCATCAATATGTTTCTGTGAAAACTCAGTGATTGAACCATCATGCATAGTCATAACAACCTCATCTTCCGCATGAGAAGCCTCAAGTGCTTCGATAACATAACGTTGGCGGAAGAAAGATATAGTTTCAACGAGATAGAGTTTCTTTTCCATTTTAAACCTCAACAAATTTTAAATTAAAGATATCGGCTTGTTCTTCATAGCCAATGTAACCACGAGGATTGGCAACTACTCGCGTGCCACCAATCATGTAGTCAAAATCATGGTGCGTATGCCCATGAGTCCACAACTTGATCTGAGGATGATCCAGAATGAATTCACTCAAATCAGAACTGTATGCACCATTCACAATCACATCATTCTCATACTGAGGCTTGGTAGACAGTTTGCTAGGCGCATGGTGCCCAACAACAATCCACTTCGCATCAGGTTTAGAAGCAATGTTCTCCTTCAGAAGGCGCAGAGTTTCTTTGTGTTCAGACACCGACTTTTCAGGTGTGAAATGTGCTTCGCGTTCTTTGAATGTTACACCGATTAGTTTCTGATAATCATAGGTGCCATCTTCAAGCATTTCATACTCAGGAACTTTGTATGAAACTTTTTCCGTACTGTCTTTGATGATACGATAATCGTTCATGTAACTTTTAATACGATACAAGGTATTGGTATCTTCCTTGTTCATATCTGTCCACAAAGTTGCACCAAAGAACATGTGATCATCAATTTCTACAAATTCTTTTTCTAGAATGTGAAGATTGCGTAGATAACCAAGACAGGTACGGAGAACTGTAAAAGACTTAGCAAAATCACCATGATAATGTTCATGGTTTCCCAAGATGTAAATAACATTAGGGAATCTTGCACAGCATTCTTGGAAGAATGTATGAATTTTATTGGACTTATCATTTTCACCTCGGATATTGTAACTATCACATTCACGCAAATCATTTACGACACAGATATCACCGGACAGGATCAAAACATCCGCGTTTTCGGTGTTCTCTAGTGAGATGGTGCCGAATTCTAGGTGAAGATCGGAACAGATTGTGACTTTCATTTTTTCCTTATTTGTTCAATAAAATTATTTGCTGTAGAAGTGTCCTGCACCATGTCTAAAACTTCCATCTGTTCAATAATTAGTTCAGACTTTGCAGCACGTAAGAGTTCAATTGCATAATCAATATCATCTTCATCGGCTTGTTCAAGCCAGTCTTCAAAAGTTTCTGAACTAATTGTTAGAAGAAAATTTAGATTGTCTCTATCCCAATCATTCATTGGTAACAGATTCTTGTTCTTGCACAGGTGCGCTAGGGCTTGCCGTGGTGACACCAACATAACGACCTTTCGCATCAAACTCGGTGTAATTGACAAGCTGATATGCGGTTACGTTTCGACCACTCTTATGCACCTTGATGATGCCGCCATCCTTGCGGATGTTATAGATGTTGGTCGGCAGTCGGTAAAGAACCGATTCTTGATCTGTGTCTTTGAACACGGCTTTGATTTCATCAGGCGTCACAGGTTTGCCAGACAGCAGAGTGACGGTGATTTTCTCATGGCGATTTTGTTTGCCTTTGCGAACGGTGTTAGTCATATAATTTCCTTTTCAAGTTAACATTACAAATTAAAACGGGATTTCTTCCGTTGTGGTGGGTGCAGTATTCTGAGTAGGTGCCTCAACTTTGGCATCAACTTTAGAATACAGGTCTAAGAAAGCCGTCTTGGTTTCAGCATCAAAACGGCTGACACACAATTCAATTGCTTTCATACGATCACCAAAGATTTTGAATGCTTTGGCGATATGAACAAGGCGGCGAGT